ACAAGGCACAACAGAAAAGTTTAGATTAAAAGCTGCATCTAATGCTTTGAAGTTTGAATTAGACCCAACTCCATCATCAACACAGACTATTGGCTTTGAGTATGTATCAAACCAGTTCTGTCAGTCATCTGGTGGTAGTGGACAGGCAGTTTGGACTGCTGACACAGATACAGGAATACTTGATGAAACAACAATGGAAATGGGCATTACCTGGCGTTTTAAAGCAGCACATGGATTAGATTATGCAGAGGATTTTAGGCAATACCAGTTGGAGGTCAGACAGGCCGTTGCTCGAAATGGCTCTGCACCAATATTGCAACTTGATGATGCAAGAAAACTAATAGTAGGGCCATATCAGTCAGATGGTAATTATGGACTTAGTTAATGCTGCAACCACTTAGATCAGCAAACAGATTAAAAGTAAAGTCATCATCTGTACCTGCACCTTTTGGAGGTCTTAACAGTCGAGACTCTATCGACTTGATGAAGCCAACAGATGCGATTGTTATGAACAACTTTTTTCCAACTGTGGAAAAGATTACACTCAGAGAAGGCTATACAAGCTTCTGTAGTGGCATTGGTTCTGGTGATGTAGAAACATTGGTTGAACATAATGCAGGTAGTAACAGACAACTATTGGCTGTTGGTGCAGATGGTGTTCTGTATCAGATAGATACTGGCAGTGCAGTTAGCAAGAAAACAGGTTTATCAAATGGCAGGTTTCAGACAACTGCATTTAATGGTAGGACATTGTTTGTTAATGGAACTGATACACCTTTCTCATGGGATGGCTCATCAGCAGCAAATCTTTCAATCACATTGTCTGATAGCTCTAGTGCAGACAGTTTTAAAGGTGTTCATGCACATAAAAACAGAGTTTACTATTTTAGAGGCACAGATCAGAAGTTTTATTATTCTGCGACAGTTGACACTTTTCAGGGTAACTTTACACTCTTTGATTTATCTGTAGTAGCTGACAAAGGCGGTAACATTGTTTCTATGGGTACAATTACCATAGATGGCGGTGAAGGTGTTGATGATCTACTAGCAATTATATTGCAATCAGGTCAGGTGCTTATATATAGTGGCTCAAACCCTAGCAGTGGTTTTAGTCTGATTGGTACATTTAGAATTGCAGAGCCAATCAATGAACCAAGATGTATAGCAAAGTTTGGTGGTGATATAGCTGTATCAACCAAAGAAGGTTACATAGCATTATCACAGGTTATCAAAAACGATATCATAGGACAAAGAGCGGCAGCGTTATCTGAAAAGATAAGAGGTACAGTGATTGCACAGGTAGCTTTGACAGGTACAACGACAGGGTGGCAGACATTTGTTTCTCCTGATGGCACAAAAATATTTTTTAATTATCCAACAGGTGATGGTACTGACCCATATAATCAGCACGTTTTTAACCCTATCATAAATGCCTGGTGTAACTTTGAAGCTATACCTGCAAGAGTGTGGGGGCAGTATAATGGTGATACTTATTTTGGCGGTGCATCAGGTGTAGTCTTTAAAGTAGGAGGTACGGCTGATGTCAGTTCAGCTATCACAGGTGATGTTGCCACAGCATTTAATTACTTTGGTGACAGATCATCAATAAAAAGATTTACCTCTGTAGCACCAATGTTAGAGGCAAGTACAACAGTAAGTTTTGATTTTGGTATTGCAGTTGATCAAGAACCTGTAGCAGCACTTAATCTAAGTACAACAAGTTTTGCATCTGAATTAGCCACATGGGATTTAGCTACATGGGATGATTTCTATTGGGCAGACACCGCAGGTGCAGGAATAACACAAAGAAGAAAATCAACAAGTAAATTAGGAAGGAGTGCAGCTTTGAGAATAAAGGTTGCTTCAAGTACACAATCAGTCAGTTTTATTGCTGCTAACTTTACATTTACACCAGGAGGGCCATTCTAATGCCATACAGTTCAGGTACATTTTCAAGAGTGCA